ACCACTCAGAATGTAATAACAATATGTTATTCATTTCCGGTGAAGTCTGCGCTCGTAATGGATACTTGCGCTTGTTCTTTTTCATCAAATTTAATGTCATGATACATGTCCAATCGTTTTAAAAATTTATGTTTATATTGCCTTAATTCAGCCCCACTTATGACAAATTCTTGATAGTATAGGTCAGGAGTACATATCATTATTACACCCTTCTCTATTGCAGACTCGTGAACATAGTCATGAGCCATGGCATATGCTGCTATCTGCAGATAATAATCTTCAATCCATTCTTTCTTTTTAGGTCTATTAGCCTGTTTAAAATCAACTATTGCATCAACGCCATTGTGACTGCAAACCAGGTCAGTAGACCCAGCGTATAACCCAGGATAATACATTGTAACTTCCGACCCGTGATACTCTTCCACAGGCGCAAGACCGATCTCAATAACTTTTTCGGCCATGGCTTTCGCCTCTTGTCCGAGCCCTGTAAGATCATCGTACCCAGTGCCGAGTATATAATGCTCCAGGAATTTGTGCATGCTAGTCCCTCGCTTACTAGATAGATTCTTGATTCGCTCTGCTTCTGCTTCTCCAACTTTGGCCTTCCAGTCTTTTAAAAATTGTTGATTTTTTGTTTTGCCTAATATCGTAGTTACACTCGGAAGTCTATAGCCAGCAACATCATAGATCCGTGATCCTTGGTCCGAGATCTGTGTTCCTTGTATATAGTTGTATTTATTACTTTTCTTCATCGTCTTTCATTACTTCATTTATAATAAAATAAGTTATAAACGCACCAATAATAATGGCCCCCATACCAAGAAAAAACATACCTAGTCCATGATAAAATGTCATTTATATTTCCTTATAGTTTTTAATACAGTCTCTAATCTTTTTTCAAGTTCATCATAACTCTTTACATCAGACTTCATGGCATTAGCCCAGTCTTTTACAAAAGAAAAATTATCTATACTATTATCCGTTCTATCACCATTAACATGATCAACTTGAACGTCATTACCTTTTACATTTATAATCTCATCAGTTAGTTTACATCTAGCAAATGGTGTCATGATCGGTGTGCCATCATCGTAATAATCTAGTTCACCGGTCCATTGATTTACTGCCTGCATCGTATCTTTTTCTTTTTTCATTCCAGGCCATACTCTATCTAAACATTGAAATATTTTAGTTGTTTTATGTTTTAATCCCATTCGATCCTTTCTAGTCATTCTTTTACCTTTTCTACCATATAAAAAAGCTCTACCTTTTTTTCTAAGAAGAGATTCTTTATAAGGTTGCTTATTATCTTTTTTACCATTCTCATAACAAAATCTCCAAAGTTTTCTCCATTCTTTTCTTCCGAGTCTTGACTTAACTTTCTCAGCAGCTCCTTCACTTAGATGATAGTTTATACTTCCTTTACTACAACCAATTTGCTCTGCTATCTTTCGATAAGATAAGCCGTCTCCTCTCAATCTAAAAACATTTTCTTTAATCTGTTTTTTGATTGAGAGATTATTTCTCATTAGTTTATAGTGTGAGTATCACTGTCATCGCCAATGAGCTCAGAATCATCAACAGTCTCATAAAACTCTCCTTCACTATCACAATCCCAACACTGATGAACTTCACTTTTATCTCTGAAGTCATCAGATGGATTGCCATTTAAAGTTGCGACTCTAACGTAGCCATTCCCATGGCACGTATCACATATGTATTTTCTAACGCGACTTAATTTTAATTTTGCCATTTAACTTTCTCGCTTTCTCGTTTGCTATTACTTCAATTGTTTTAGATATACTCAAGTTGCCATCGGGCAATAATACCTTTGATAAGGCTTCTAAAATAGTATACGTTTTCTTTTGAAGCGAAACGTTTTTGTATTTACTCATATCAGTCATTAGTGTTTCCTTTCATTTTAAGTTTTATATATAATATAATTTATAGGATTGTCAATGAAGTTTATCTTAGGAATATTACTTTGCTCACAAGTTACCGGTACTTGCATGCCTCCATACCAATGGCCAGAAAAATTTGATGATGGTTATGACTGCATGGTTGAAGGTTATGTGCAGGCTCTTGCAAAACTTGAAGAAATAGGACGTGATGAGGTAAATAATAATAAAATATATATAAAATTTGGTTGTTATCCAGAGGCTGTTGTTCAACAAAAAGGTGAGCCAGCTTCATATCAAATCCCCTAATTTCCGTGCACGTACTCTTAGGGGACCAAAGGCTCCACACCTCCACAGTAATTGCTGCTTCGTAGGTTGCCGTAACAGGGACTAGCGCGAGGCTTTGTATGCGACGGAGGTCCTTTTCAAACTTTATCTACATATACATCCATAAAAATCACCACTACCATCATTCATTACATGAGCATTGATAGGGTAGTCATGATACGTTGTAAGTTTTAATCTTATAATATCACACAGATCAAAGCAGGTTAAGCCAGGATTTTTTATCAAAGCTAATCCTTCTATCATTGATTCTGTTATACTCTTTAAGTAATACAACCCGTCCGTCAAAATTATTATTTCCATAATACCACTCCCTTATTAATTTATACCAAAGATCTTTGTATTTAGGATCTTTGGTTTTGTTCCACATGATTGCTGCTTCGTCTATCTTTTGCATCCGCTGTGCCATATTTTTTTGTACCCCAGTTGATTATATTTTTTAATCCAGGTGCTTTTATTTCCATATGAACACCATAAGATTTCCATGCTCTCTTCATTAGATTTAACTCTAATATAAAAACAGACCACTGTTTTTGTGATATGCCTTTTGGTTTTATAGTTATTATTTTTTCTTTCATACTTTCTATATAGGATCTTAATGGATATTTGTCAAGTTATTTTTTTCGACCTTGTCGATTATATTTTTTTATCTGTCTTTTCTTGTGTTTATTTAACGATTTTGTGTGACGTCTAGGTCTTTTACGAGGTTTTGGCCTCTCTATAAATGCTTTAAACTTCCTCGCCATCTCCGAAAAATTTATTTAATTTTGATTTTAAAGTATTGGGACTTAGTGCTGGTATGTAACTTATCTTACCGTTTACGTGTTGCTCCATGTCTGCACCACAGTTTATACATCTGTAAAACTCTGGTGTTATTGCAACTAAAATTGTAGATTCACTACACGTTGGACAAACTCCATTAACTATCTCAGTCTGAAATCTTACGAATTTTTTTTCTGTCATAAACTTTCTTACTCTTTATCACTTTTTTCTTAAAATGTCTAAGTTGTCTAGCCACAGGATTACGCTTCTTATTGGTCTTTTTCATTAGTCAAGTATTAGTGAAGTTATTTTCTTTTCTCCCATATATACTTCAATATTTGCTTTAGATTGTATGCATTTATATACAACTCTATCACCAGGACTTTTGTCCTTCATAGCATAACGCTTGGCCTTGAGACATTTTGATAACGACTCGTGATAACGGTGTTCTACTATCTTGTGGTCCACAATAAGTAACAGAGCAAAAACCATCTCAATCATTAGTGACCGTTACCATTTCTAATTAATTTTTCTACATCTTCTGTAAGTTTCTTTGTTCTTTCTTGTAAGAATTCTATATTAACTGCATTGTTTCTCATACTTTTTACTTCTGAATCTATATCCTCTAATAAACCTGCTAGGTGCTCTACCAACATGAAGAGCTCCGCTTCCCCACTTGACTGACCAAGTTCTCCACGTGGATATTTAATTCTAAATTCTGTATTGTGTTCTAAATCTTTTTGCATCAACTCAATCTTTGTCGAGTGTGCATTGAGCGTCTCATGTAAACCAAAATATGCCCAGGTTCCAATTGCAACGAGTGCTATCAATGAGGCTACCGTTTTCATCGGCATCTGCACAGCAGCTTGCTCAGAAATTTTTAATGGTTTATTACTCATTCGGTCCTATAAACTTGTCGCCCATAAGTTTTATATCAGGATTTTCTTTCTTGTAATTATCTTTTAGATCGTCCCAATGACTGCCTTCAGGCTTCTTATTTTCAGGAATGATTATACCAGAACATTTTTGTACTAGCAATGCGAAGTTAGGATTACGTTGAATAGTGGGATTATTATTGACTTTTCCACACATTTTCATCAACTCTAGCTGTTGTTTTAGTTGTGCATTTTCTGTCTGTATCTGTCTAAATTCTTTTGTGCAGGCTGAACCTAAATATTTTCTCCAAGTAAATCTTATTGATTGATCATCAGAAGGACTATTATAATTATTATCAGGATTATTGTGTCTATACCTATTTTCCGAATCTCTTTGTTCGACCGATATGTCAAAAGAACCAGTACTACAAGTATTAGTACCGTCATTGAGATACTCATTTCTAGGATATGCTGGAGTAGTGCAGAATGC